GTTCCTAATGCAATTTCACCAGGATTAAGTCCAGTATTTACATCAATATCTTCAACTATTTCGTATCCAAAATATGGCATTATCTATTTCCTTTCTTTTTATCAATAGCTTTCAATAAAGATGAATAATCACGTGTCATAGCTTTTGCTACAATTGGATCCACTTTCATAGATTTACCAGTTTCTGGATCTTCTAACACATCCGGTACCGTATTTTGTCTCATCATTCCAAATCCTTGCGCATCATTTGATGTAAATGATAAGTCATCATAACTTTCATTCATTATATTAGCATAATTACTAACAGAATTAGAATCAGTTAAACCACTAGTTTCATTTAAAATATCAGCAAACCCAGTTTTTTTAAATTTTATTGATTTTTTAGTTTTCTGAGGTATTGATTTTTGTTCTTGTAACCGTTCATTTTTTAATTCATTTACGGTAGACTGTAATCCCTCTTTTAAAATATCAGATAATTCTTGTTTTATTACATTACGTACTTCTTCTCGAATTGTCTTTTTTAAAAGTGTAAAAAATGTTTTTTGTTCCATAATAGTTTTATTTTATAAATAAATATTATGATTATAGATTTATGGTAGAAATTTCCCAACCAATATTGGTTTTTGGCCCATAAACTGAATTAGTAGATGAATCAATATAATAATCTCCAACATCTCCAATTGAATTATTAGGTATGCCTGATTGATTAATTACTTGACTAGGAGCTTCTTTTAATACAGCTAATAAATTATTTTGTTGTTGTAGTAATTCTTGTATTAACTGTTCTCTATCTAATATATCTTCGTCTGAAACATTTACTACTCTGTAAAATTCACTATCTAATCCGCTATCTAATTGACCGTTTAATCTGTTTAACTCATCTGCTAATTCTTGTGATATATCAAATACATCATTAATACAAATACCACCTAGTTTATTTACAGATTTAGCTAAATTAGAATTAGAAGCTCCACTATGCCTATTTACTGCGTTTTGTACGCCTTCTAATGTTTTTATAGCAGATTTAATATTAGTAATAAGTTGAGTAATTGTATTTATTATTTCAGTAATTGGACCATTCGGAACACCAGGTATTGATGGTATTAATAATTGAATAATTTTTATAATAGTGCCTATTATTCCTAAATTTTCTAAAATAGGAATAATTGTATTAATTAAATTTAATAATTGTTTTAAGTTTTCAATAGCTTGTTGAATTTGCTGTAATTGATCTTTTAGTTCAGCTGTTATAGGATCTTCGCATTTAGTATTTTCTGGTATCATAGCAGCTTTATTAGATAAATCAGTCGCAAATTTAGAAATTTGCTCAGCTTGTTTCATTATAGCCGGTATTATACGTTTTATAATATCTAATGGTATCGATGTTCCTATTGCCATTATCTTCTCTCCGGATGTTTATCGAACATTATATTTTCATTTTCTAATTGTTTAAATAAAGGACCAAATTCTTGATCATATATAGCAGTACAAGCTTCTCCAGATTCTCCAGCAAATCCAATAGATACCATGTCTACTAGTTTTTCTAAAATTTCTTTAACAACTCCTCCATATAGCATAGCTTCTTTATTATCAGTTATTCCAAAGTTTATACTTGGAGAATTTATTTCAATACCTTTTTGACTGTCTAATGCTACTATGTCAGTTTTTGCATGTAATATAATACGATCTGATACGCCAATAAATTGTGAACCGTTATAATCTGATTCAGATGTTCCAATATTAAGTTTATTATTTAGTACAAATCCTGATAATTTTTGTGTTGATGTTAAATATAAAGAAGAGTAATCAGTTTTTATATTTTCGTTAACAAATTGTTTATCTTGATTATTTTCTTTAGTATTAGAAAGTATTATTAAAGGATCTCCTTCTGTTTCATTATCTCCTATTAAAACAGGTGATATTACATTATCATTAAATTTAGTAGTGCCTCCTAACCGTATAGTATTACCCCATCTTCCAGATAAAACACGGTCACCAGGATATAACTGCAATAATGATATTGTTTTTTCTGTTATTTCTTTGTAATTTTTTCGTTTTAATTCAATTTGTTGTTCTGTTAACGGTTGATCTGAAATAGAAACTATTGAATTAATATTGCTAGAACTATTAGAACTAAACGATGAAATATAGTACCATTGATTACTAAAGTCATCATGTTTACTCGTTCCTTTATGTCCCCGAATAAGTAAAACTTGTTCTCCTAAGAGAGGTATTTGTACATTATTAATATCATATGGAATAGCAGTTCGTGTATTTCTATCTCTACTATTTGTAGTATTAATAATTCTTACCCGTATAGAATATGGTTTTATATTTTCTTTAGCATTTTCATCTGGATTAGTATATGTATTATTATATCCACTAACAACTTCTGCAATTTCAAAAGAAACGTTACTCATGATTATCCTGTTTTAATTTAGATTTTGCTGTTTCTATTTTTTGATGTAATTGGCTTTCTTCTTGTTCAATTAAATTTAATTCGGATTCCAGATCACCAGTTAAAGTATCATCTGCAATTTGTAATAATTGCTTTTTTTCTTCTTCTGATAATAAACTATCAGAACCAACGATCGTTTGTTTAGTTGAAATATAACGTTGAACTATTGCTGTTAATTTTACTAAGTGATCGTCATTTTTAACTGATACTTCCAGATATTCTTTAATTAGTGGTACAATAATAGTTGCATCTGACGAACTACGTATCAACGGCTGTAATTGAGAAACTAACTGATTAATTTGTCTAGAAGTTCTTTTAGAATTATGATATACATCAGACATTAAATCTGAAAATGTAACTCCTTTAAATAACTCTTCTTGATTGTCCATAATATGATACTTTAAATATAAATATCAAAATGGCAAGTTTATAAATTCTGTTTTTTCATATTCTTTAAATTTAGCTTCATATATTTGTTTAAGAATTTTAATTACACGCGTAATATTATTAGTTTGTAATCCTGTACGTTCTCTTATAAATACATATAAAGCTTTTTTATTAAATTCTTCAATATTTTCTCTAGTTTCAAAAATATGCAATATTGAATCAGCTACATGAATATCGGTTTGATTAGAAAAAATGTAATTTAAGTTTTCATGACAATATTCGATATAGGCATCCATAAAATATTTTAACGTTTGTCGCATTTCATCATTATGAAGCTCTATTAATACATTTCGATTTTCATCAATATTTACTGGTTCTGTTTTTTGTTTTAATTTAACATATGCCTTTTGATTTTCAGCTATTAAATAATTAAATGAAGATCGAGTATAATATGAATACGCTTTACCATTTTCTGGATTAAATTTATCTAATCTTGCAGTTAAATATGTAACTAGATCAGTTTGTAAATCTTTAAAACTAGATCGTATATAAGCCGGCTTCATTTTATTTATAAGATTTTCAGCTAATTTCATTAAAGCTGGATAAATAAATCTTCTATATATACGTTCTCGTAATGCTGGTGTATCTATTGTTCGATTATATGCTGAAATTGATAATTCTGTTATCTTTGTCCAATATTTATTACTCTTTTTCCGGCGTCTGCCCATCAAATTCTCCTTTAAGGTTGTCAATAACTTCTTTTAACATATGAAATGTAGTACCGGCTTCATCTTCTGATTCAAATGCGCCAATATGATCTATTCGTTTCATATTATTATATGCTTGCTGTATTTTATCATACATAAAAATATTTGTTTTTTCCACATCAATGTAATAGTCTTCAATATCAGATAATAACCCGGCTAATATATATGCTCTATAACTCATATAGGCGCCGGCTCCTGCGAAGATAATACATAAAATAATCAATAATATCATAATAATTAATCTTTGTTAAATGAACTAAAAATATCCGTTATAGACTCCTGGATATTTGGATTAGCTTCTGCTAAATTTTTCAATGCATTAGATTTAGTAGTTTTTGACTTTTCTGATGTTTTAATAGGAGTTCCATTTTTATAATTTCTCCACTGTTCATATTCAATTTGTGCAGCCATATGATCTGCATGATGTAATATTACTGGCAAATTTGTTTTTAATTTAGCTTGAGATGATCTAGAAATAAAATATGGTTTATTCGCATCGTCATATATACCATCATGAATTTTAATTGCTTGATATTCATTCCATGACATATTAATATTATACTTGTGAAGTAAAAATAATGATAAATCTGGTACCATGGTAAAAGGAATTTTTTCATTATGTTTATATAAACGTCCCATATTTTTACGATGCCACTCTGAGGTTTCTGTTTGGTATACTTCATTACCTTGTCCTGGAAATCCTGATTTGCCTAGATCATGATGCATAGCAGAAAATAATAATTCTTCTTTATTATAACCTGACATATCAGCACCCATATCTTTCCAGGCTTCATATAATTTTTCAGTACAATCTATTACTCGAAGCACATGATCAATATAGCCTCCCGCAAATGCATTATGATAATGAGCCATGGAAGATGCCGGCATAAATATTAATCGTTCTTCAAATTCGTCGTATAATTTATTTAATTGAATTTTCCTGGAAGGAAACAACGTATTAACTAATTCTCGATACTTAGTCCAGTTATCTTTTATTTGTTGTGCTTCTAACATTTTATTTTAATAATAGATAATTATTTTGATAATTCCAAAATTTGACCATTAACAAGTTTAGAAGTACATTTCCAACAGGTATATGCCGTCGCCCGAGAATCAACTTTATCAGATTTACAATCACAATATTTACATTTCATTTTTTTAAATCCATGTTTTTCTATGTTTTTATTTTTTTTCATGATACTATTTTTGGTGGTGAATATGAGTTTGTTTCTTGTTTTTCTTTTACTTCTGGTATTTCTTCTTTTGATTTAATTTTTTCTTTTTGTATGTCTGTATTTAATTCTGCTCGAACTTCATTAATTAATTGTTGTTTTATATTATTAATAATAGTAGTATCTTCAACTATCTTATTTATATTTTGATTTCGTTCTTTGAAATAATCTTTTGATTCGCCATATATATTTTTTTTAGATACATTTATTTTAAAAGCATGTTGTGCTGAAACTAATAATATAACAGCTAATGGGTCAAATACAATAATAAACAAAAGAATAAACCAATTAACAACATTATCTATTTTTAATCCAGAAATATTTGCAACATATTTCAAAGGGCCTATTTCAGCAGCTGCATCTGAATTTATTTGCAAATCTAATATTTTTAAATCAATTATAGAAATAGAATCAGTTAATGCATACTCATTAACTGATAAGTTATCTCTGCGTGTTAATGCATTGTCTAATTGTTTTTCTAAAGCTCTTCTAGTTGATCCAGATGTAGTAGTAATAATATTTCCATTTCGATCTTTACGTTGAATTTTATTATTAGTTAATCCGGTGGTAAGATTTGTAATATTTACATTTAAAGAATTTTTTTCACTACTTATAGTTTGTAACTGTGTTTTAAATCTAGTTTTTTTATTTTGTTGCAATGCAATTTTTTGATCTACTTCTTGAACATTATAGGCAGTTTCTTGATATGCTGAAACTAAGAATCCATATATACCTAATGATGTTATACACATTAAAACAAATAATGCAATAACTAAATATGTTTTTATAGTAAAAACTACTTTATCCCAATATCGATGTAAATATGTAGCGGTAATTAATTTACCAGCTTCTAATGCAGAAGCCATTATAATTACTGCAGTTGCCTGTGAAGAAAATAATTTGCTTAATCCAAATACACTATAATATGCTGCAATTGATGCCAAAACCAATGCAATACTTAAAGTTAAGTATGGAAATATTTTTGGCATTATTATTCGCGATTAACAAAATATTTTGCTGAATCTATTCTTTTATCAGCTATTGCTAAATTTGATAATACTGATGCTTTGTCGGTTTTATCTTCTTTAATCATTCGATGTAATTGTTTAATGATATCATGTGCATCTTCTAAATCATCTGTAACTTTGTTTTTAAATTTGTAATTTGCCATTTTATAACTCCTTGTTTTTATGTTTTGGTT